GTCGCCGTGATCTGCTCGGCCACGGACGGAGCCATGGCGAACGCGTCCTGGAGGGCCTTGTTGGCCACGTTGCCCACGATGCCCGAGAGTTCGCTCGTGGAGAACGCCGCCTGGATCCACTCCTGGGTGCCCGGGTCGGCGTCGATTGCCTTGCCGCTGGACGCGGCGATCTGCTCAGCGTGCCACCGGAGGCCGCGCCGGCGGAACTTGCTGGCCCGGTCGAGCGTCTCCTCGTTGTAGGACTTCTCGACGTTGATGCCGGCGGCCATGCACAGGCTCGCCTCGATGACCTTCGTGTTCACGGTTCCGGACTCCTTCGTGTGGATGGCCGGCAGCCGGGGCCGCGACGAGCGGAGCACCTCGAGCTCGGCACGGGTCGTATCCCAGCCCTCGGAGATGGCCTTCGCGGCGATGTCGCCGTGGCGGTCACCGCAGATGGCGCGGATCGCGTTGACGCGGGTCGTCTCGGCGGCGAGCTCGGCCCGGATCTGGGCGACGGCCGACGCGGCGATGGTGCCCATCGCGGAAGCCGCGACGGTCTGGGGCGCGTCGCCGGAGGCCGGGGCGGCCGGGGCGGCGGCGTCGGCGCTCTCCGTCGCCTCGTCGTAGGCGACCTGGAGCACGGCGACTTGTTCGGGGGTGAGGTCCGCGTAAACGAACCCGAGCGACTCGACCCACTTCTGGAAATCCATGGAACCCTCCTGGTTGGCGGCAGCGGCCGCAGCGATAGAGACACTGGTCGTTGCGTCCGCCCCGTTGGGCAGAATCGCGATATGACGGAGACGGGTCCGGCGGAAAAGCAGGAACCCAGCGGGGCCGGCGGTGATCGTCCGGCCGTTGACGTCGATGGACTGCCCGGCCCGGATCTTCACGGGCGGGTCGATGGGCTCGGCGCCGATCGACGCCTGGAGCGGCACGTTGTCGCGGGCGAGCTCGATCGCCGTCGCGGCGATCGGATTCGTTCGGGAGATCGTCCCGGTCGCCATGAGCCGCCGGCCGTCGACGGCCTGGACCGTGGCAGAGCCGAGCGTCGAGGACAGCGTGTTGGCGTGGCCCGAGAGCAGCACGACGCGGCCGTCAGCCTCGATGCCGTTCACGTCGCAGACGATCGGACCGATGCCCGAAACGGACATCACGCCGCCACCGTATGCCTCGATCGTCACGACTGCCGGCGCGGCGGGATCGGAGGCCGCGGCCTCGATCTGCACGGCGGCGGCGGCGTTGAGCTCGAACGGCTTGACGGCGGACGCCAGGAGCATCCGGTCGCGGCGGCGGCGGGCGCGTCGGTCCATCATCGTCCTCCTGCGGCCGGGAGAGCCGCTTGATCTGCGATGTCGGACAGGGCTGAGGCTTGCGATGCGGCGGTCGTCACCGCGGTGCCGTCGGGGAGCGACAGCCCGAGCTCACCCAGCAGGGCACGCTCGCGGGCGATCTGGCGGACGCCCTGCTCCCAGTCCTTGCCGCGGTTTGCCCACTCCTCGGAGAGCGAGGTGGTGAGGTTGGCGAGGCGGGTGGCCTGGGCGTTCGCTTCCTTGTTCGGGTCGACATGCTCGCGACCTTCCCAAATCCACTGGTGCCGCGACTCGGCCAGCGGCGGGAATCCGTCGGGGATGACGCCCGGCTCCCGGGCGGCTTCGTCGAGCCACGCGGCGAAGATGCGGTCGATGACCTCTTCCTCGACCTCGGAGTGGTCGACGTGCTGCGACCGGCCGAACATCTGGTTGTCGAGCCGGCCGCTCGCGTAGTTGTAAGACGAGGAGTTGCCGCGGGCGATGTTGCTTGGCACGTTCTCGCACCGCGCCGCCTCGTCGATGAGCTCGGCCTTGAACTCGCTGTACGTGGTGGTCGGCTGCTCGGCCTTCAGCTGCTCCAGGCGGTAGCCGCCGGGGAGCGTCGTGAACATGTTCCGCTCGAACTCGACGGCCTCGAATGCCTCGCCTTCGACGCTGTCTTCGTCGTTCGGGGCGCCGTCGGTGTAGAGCACGCCGGCCTGCATGGCCGCGGCTTCAGCCGCCCCGAGGACCGCGAGCGTGTACCGCCGCAGCTTGGAGAACAGCGGCAGGGCCGGCGCGAGGATCGGGACGCCACGCTTCTGCCCGGGACGCTCCAGCCGGAACCAGTGGATCACGAACTCCGCGGGCACCTCGTCGTACTCCATCGAGTGGAGCACGTCGCCGGGGTGGGTGCGGAGGATGTGGTTGGTCTCGGGGTTGCCGAACTCGTCGAACACGATCCCGTCGACGGCGTTCTCGCCGATCAGCGTCGGGGTCGTGACCTGCTCGGCCTCGACGAGGCGGATGTCGAGCTTGATCGGGTGGTTGAGCTTGGGGTTCGACACCAGGACCGCGAACGCCTCGCCGTCCCGGCTCAGGCACTGCCGCATGCACCGCAGCTTGCGGGCGAGCTTCACGGCCTTCGCCCACGAATCCCACTGGGCCTCGATCGGGCTCGCATCGAACCCGTCGGGGGCGACGATCTGGAGCGTGGGGCCGGTGCCGATCAGGTCATTCGCGACGGTGCGGACCAAGCCCGCGGCGTAGCAGTTGTTCGCGACCTCGTACCGTGCCCGACTCCGGAGCGTCTGACGCACGGCGGGCGACAGTGCCGCGTTCGCCGACAGGTGATCGACGTTTGCCCAGTGGCGGCGGTTGTCGTCCGTGGTGCGTGCAGAGTCGTAGCTGGCGCGGATCATTCGCATGGCACGCCGCACGACACGCCGCGGCGCGGCGAACGGGTTCCGGAACAGCCCGCCGAAGATCCCCATCATTCGGCCCCCGGGGGCACGATGCGGGAGAATCGGAGTCCGCGGTGCGGCTTCTTCGCCGCTGCCTTGCTGGCGAGGTAGCGGTCGGCCGCGATCTGGTCCTGAATCGAGTGCTGCTCGAACGAACCGCTGTCGCCGCTGGCCTTCACCGGGCCTGCGGCGTTCTCGCGAATCGCGTCGGCAATCTGCTCGTCCGCCACCGTGCCGTCTCTCCGAGAGGATGAACCCTCGGGAGACATGTACGTTTTTTCGTCGCGAAATGGCGGCGCGTAACCGCCAAGTTTCTATATGTAGAAACTATGCCCGTCAGGACCGCGGCTGTGGCACGGCAACCGACTCGTGCGTGGTCAGCGGTCGTCGGCAGTGCCGGCAGACGCGATACCGACGAATCATGCCGTCTCTCACCCGCATCGTCCGCCTGGTCCGCAGGTCGCGACATCCGCACCGCGGGCACGCGATTCCGGCATCCGAAGGTGTGCTCATCCGGCGCTTCTCCGCTGTCGTTGCATGTCGGCGAACGAAACCCGTTTTTTCTTGGCCGGCCGAAAGCCTCCCGACCCGTCGAGCGTTGCCCCGAGCATCGACGCCCCGACCGCACATCCGACGAGTCCGTCGAACCAGTGGTTATCGGGCTTCCCCGGCCGCTCGTTCCACTCCTCGATCGTTCGCCCCTTCGCGGTGTTGGCCACGCGGTATTCGGCGACGATGTGATCGGCGATCATGCGATGGGCTTCCGGATGCTCGCCGAAGATTGACAGACACCCAGGGTCGCCCCGCGGCACGGCGAGCCGCGCGTGGATGAACGACTTCCAGTAGTTCGTGTCGATCTGGACGTGGCGGATCACCCGCTTCTTCGCGACGTTCGGCACGCGCCAGTAGTGCCCCATGCGGTCGCCCGGCTTCTTGGCATACATGGCGAACGGCATGCTCGAAGCCTTCACGCCCTGGCCGTGGCTCGGCATCACGACGCCGGCCCTGGAAGACTCGCGGCAGAATTGGTACACGGTGTCGGAGCGGTAGTTCGCGTCCACAAGGCACCGCTCGATCCGCATCGACGCGCCGTCCTCGCGCTTCCACTCGCGGCCGAGGTGATGCGACGTCAGCGCGTCGAGGCCCTCGATCAACGCACCCTCGATGCTCTTTGCCTTGCTGACGTCGGTCAGCTTCTTCGTGATGTCGCGGACCGTGAAATACGGCCTCCGCTGGTCTGGATAGGCCCCGTAGTCGATGACGTAGCCCGTGAAGTTCTCTTCCCACGCGCAGATGACCCAGTACAGGACGTGCTGCTGGCAGTCGACGAACATCGTCAGGTACTGGCAGGAGAGCGGAACGAACTGCCGCGGGTAGCGGTTGACCTTCTCGGCGATCTCGGGAGCGGTCAGTTCCTCCGTCGTGCAGTCGACCACCGGCAGCGGTTCGTTTTGGAACTCCGCAGCGAACACGCTTTCGCCCTTGTCGATGCGGAGGTTGTAGGCTGACTGGATCGCGTGAAGTTCGCCAGTTTTCATTCTGGCCGGCCACCCGACGCGACACCCCGCTGTCATCTGCGTGAGGTTGGCCGCGAAGAGCTTGTCGGCCTCCGCTGTCCCGGCACCGCTCCGTTGCCCGGCTTTCCGAAGCTCCGCGTACTTTTCCCACAGTTCGGTCTCGGTCGGCCATTCGTAGACCAGCTTCATCCGGCGGCCGTGGCACGCCGGGTTCCGCTCGCGGTCGAGCAGCCGTTCCGCCAGGTCGTCGGGGGCGACGACGGTCACTGTGACGAGCCCTGCGATCTGCACGTCCGGGCCGGCGAGGCCAAGGATGGCACCCTTGAACACCTTCTCCAGCTGGGCGACTTGCGAGGGGCTGCGGGCACTCTTGTCGGTCTGCGGATCGTCCACGAGCACGAGCGACGGTCGCACGCGTCGTCCGTCACTGGCACGGGTCACGGCCATCCCGCG